GGTCGTGTTGGAGAGCTTCTCGATTTCGTCGAAGACCTCGTCGCGGCGCGCCTTCCACTGCGGCGCGCGCTCGTCATTGACGCCGAACATCTCGGCCTCGACCAGCGCACCGAAGAGATAGAGATCGGGGTGTGCGGCGAGCAGCCAGTTGGTCGGGGTGCCGTCAGACAACGCCGGGATCTTCTGGAAGTAGTCGAGTTCGAGGGGCGTTGTGTCGAGGGGGCGCACCTTGAGCGTCGACCCCTCGATGGTGAATATCCGCGGCACATCCGTAGGCGACGACGGATAGGCCGCCTGCAGGTACGAGGGATGCACGTATTGCAGCTCGACGCGCGGCGCACCGGTCCAGGTGACGCGCCGCCAGGCGAGATAGTCCGCCGGCAGCGCAACGGCGACGGACGACGGCGTCAAGGTCGCGGTCGCCTCCTGCTCGCGCACGCGCAGGCGGCGATTGGCCGCCGCCTCGAACAGCGCGATGAACTCTGGCGTGCGCGCCGCGAACAGATTGTGGTCGAGCCAGTTGCCGACCGCGGCCACGAGCTCGGCATAGGTGGTGATGGCCATCGCGGATCACTCGCCGGGCTTCTCGGCCGGTTTCGGCGCATCGAGCGGCGGCCCGCCGTTGGTCGACAGCCCGAGCGCGGCCTGGATGTCGGACGCGGCGGCGTCGAGCTGCTGCACGGTGCCTTCGGCGGCGTCGAGCACCTGGTGCAGGTTGCTGACGCTATCCTTGGCGCGGCGCGCCACCTGGTCGGCGCGGGCGGTGGCCTGGGTGAGCTGGTCGCGCAGCGTGCTCGCGAGCCCAGCGATCGGTGCGGGTGCCGGCATGGGGATGTCCTCCTGTTGGGTGATGATTGCAGTCGAAGCAGCGCGAGTGGCGACGAGCTCGGCCGCGATCGTGCGGGCGCGCTGGTCGGGATCGCCGCGGAACGGCGGCGAGACAATGTCGAAGCGCGCGCCGTCGCGGTGCGCGCCGGTGAAATGCAGGACATGGGCACCCTCGCCGACGTGCCGCATCACGGCTTCGTGCAGCGACAGGTCGCCGCCGCCCGCCAGGATGAAGGCGGCGCGGACGTCGGCAATGCTCATTGTCTGACTCCCTGCGGTTAGCGGTCGGTTCTGAGAGACTTCCAATCGGGATCGGCGAGCTTGCGCGCGACGAGCGCGTCGAACTCCTGGCTGAACAGGCGCAGCCCGACGTTGCCGCGCACATATTCCTCGTTGAGCCAGCGCAACAGGATCACGTTCGGGATCGTGGCGATGTGCCGACCCCAATCGCTCTTCTGCGACTCGCGCCGCAGCGCGGCGTTGCGCTCCAGGATCGGCTCGACGTCCTGCTCACTGAACGCGATGATCTTGCGCTCGCCGCGATCGAGCAGGAGATCGGTTCTCATCAGAACGCCTCGAGGCTCTCGAGCGTGAGCGTGAACGCCTCGTTGGCGGCCGGCGTGTAGGCCGCACGGGCCTCCAGCAAGGCATAGAGCGTGGCACCGGCCGGCAGCCGGACCAGCAGCTCCGAGCCGGCGGGGGCGGCACCGACGTCGCAACAGCCGTCGGTGAAGGCCTTCATCGATGCAACGTCGATCGCGCCGAGGTAATTGGCAGCCTGGTCGGTCGACCAGGCGCCGTTGTCGCCGTTCGCCACGATCGGGCTCGCCGCATAGAGGTGAGCGCGAAAGCTGGCATTGGTCGCGGTCGTGCCGCTCTTGCGCAGGCGCGCGCGGGTGATCCGCGTCGCGCCGGGCATGCTGTTGCCGCCGAGCGCGAACGACAGCGGCACCACCGATCCCGCGGTGGTGCTGTTGGCGACGAGATCGCCCGAGGCATAGGCGGTGGTGTCGTTCGGCCGCGTGAAGCTTGCTGACAGGTTCCAGATTTGCATGGGGTTTGCTCCGATCAGACGCGCTCGAACACGGCATAGAGCTGGCCGCCGATGTTGGCCCCGGAGGCGCCGGACGGCGTGAACGACACCACATCGTCCTCGACGACGTCGCGCACCGCGCTCGGCACGGCGCTGAAGTGCTGGCCGGCTGCGGCGCCCGACTGGGTGACGGTGATCGCGCCGCCGGTGATGGCGGTGCCGTTGATCGCGGTCGCGATCGTGGCGTCGGCGGTGGTGATCGTGCCTTGCGTGACGCAACCGACCTTGACGACGCGGCCACGGAAGGGCGCGCGGATATAGGCCGCCTCGGGGGAGGCGCCGATCGAGCGCGAGAACGCCTGCACGATCTCTTCGCGCAGCGGATGATTGACGGGAAGCGGCATGGAGGTCTCCTGATGAAGAAAGGCCGGCATTGCGCCGGCCTTGTGACGATGAAGACGGCCGGCATCGCCGGCCTTTTGGGGGTCGCGACTTGGCTCTGCTCTTACGACGTGGTCAGATCGAAGACGCCGCCCGACGCTTTCTCGTTGCGCGAGACCAGCGCGTATTCCGACAGCATCTGCCGCCGATCCGAATCGCCGGTCTTGGCGAGCGGGATCGAGACCATGCGGCGGCCGTTGAGATAGGCCACCGCCCACATGTCCATCTGCAGCACCAGTACGTCGCGGGCGCGCTGGAAGCGGTTGGGCACGATCTTGAGACGGCCGAAGTCGCTCTCGTAGGCGTCGACCGCGGCGACGATCTTCTTCGACTTGGTGTCCTCCATCGGAGTCGCCCTGCCTGTGAAAGTCGAGAACACCTGCTTGTTGAAGCCGCCGACCATGATCACGTCGGGCTTGCCGCCGGAGTTCCAGGTCGACTGCAGCACCGACTTGAGCTGCGCCTCGGTGAAGGCCCGCTGGGTGCCGTCGGTGCGCGTGCCGGTGCCGTCGGCTGCCGATGGATCGGCCGCGCCGCCGGCGCTGCCTTTGCTGGTGTTGGTCTTGATCCAGGACAGCACCGAGGCGGTCTTGCGAGCGGTCGAGTCATTGCCGGTGATCTTGGCCTGGTTGGTGCCGACCAGGATCGATTCCATGTCGCGCTTGAGCTCGAGACCCTTGAGCATCTCCTGATATTCGAGCTCGTCGTCGCGGCCGGCATGCTCGACGGCGCGCTGGGTGCCGGTGACGCGAGCGACCTTGTCGGAGATCTGGCAGATATTGCCGAGCCTCACGGTCGGCGTCGCCGCGTCGGTGGTGGCGTCATCACCCTCAAGCACCGCATTCGCGGTGTCGACGGCGGCGAGCGCCTGGGTCTGCCATTCGTGGTTCACCGCGGTCGCCTTCTCGCGCTCGAAGCCGGACATCGCCGGGGTGTCGGTCGGATCGATGCGGTAGATCACGTCGGACAGGTCCTCCCTGTTGCCGACGGCCTCGTAGGTCGCAAAGGTATTGGTCGGAAGTGCCATGGTCGTTCCTCTCTCTCTGGGTTTACACGGTTTGATGCGATGGGCGGCCCGGCTCGCCGCAACGAGACGAGACGATCCAACGGACCGAGATACAAGGTCAGATGAATCGGGACGTACTCGCGCCACCCGATGCCAACGGGCGGCTCACTTCGCTGCGGTCAGCTTGTCGACCGCGCGCGGCGCGATCGTGTGTTGGCCGGCCGCTACTTTGTCGCGGCGCTCAAGGGGCCGCGAATTCTTTCGGTCTTGACGCGGCGCGCCGCCGCCGGCGATGCGCCAAGCACCATCAGGCACGCGTCGGAGCAAGTGTTGCCCGAATCGTCGCCGATCGACGGGCCTTGGAAATGTGAGCGAACCATCTCCTCACGAAGAATGGCGTCGACCGCGCGCTGCTTGCCGATCGAGATCTCGGGGTCGAGGTATCGATCGTATTTCGGAACGTAGACGTAAATGCGCTCGACCAATTTCCCCGACAAACCGTCGCTCGGAGCTCGTGGCCGCCTCGCGACCAGAACGACATCGGCGTCGACGCCATTCGAGCGCAGCAGGTTGACCAGCAGGACGGCCGGCACTTCGCAAGCGTCATCGAGCACCACCTCCGGGATGCCGGGGCGCTTCAGGCGGCGGCCGAAGGCTGCAACAGCCGCAAGCGTCACGTCAACGTTCGTCGTCCCCGAAAGGCCGATCTCCGCTGCCCGCTGCCGGCAGGCCTCGGAGAAGAAAGCCCCGCTCACGAGCCATTTGTAGAGATCGGGAGGGCTCGCACGAGCATCGAGCGGCATGAGAAGCCACGGCACGATTGCGGCGGCGGCGAGTCCGCGAAGATGCGTGTTCGCTCCCCTCTTCAAATCGCGCCGACGTCAACGCGGTCGGCGCGATCGACTCCCCGCCTTAGCGCCTGAACTTGACTGTGCACATATCCTCGACCCAAGGACGATCTTCATCGTTCATGATGTTCTCTTGGCGCCTCAGGCGTACGGTGTACGTACCGGGGGACCGAAAGATTGAGTCGATGACCGAGGCGTCCCCCTCGGCGGTAAGTCCCTTGGCTTCGCCGACCTTGAGCGAAAGCTCGGTCATGCTCCTAAAGGTCGTGCTCGGTATTAGCGGCAATCCTACGGGCTCACCCGCGTCAGTAAGCTTAAACCACTTCTTGCGGGGGTTGTCGATGACCAGGGATTCACTGTGAGGAATCGGCAAACGAATTTTGAGAGTATCCCTCGGCGTCACCTCACGCGGCTCGCACTCGAGATGCTCAGCTACAGAGCCGAGATTGATAAGGCACCAATCCTCGATCACAAGCTTCGCGGGTGTTGTCTGCAATTCGCCCACGAGCACTTTATATACCCCGGGGGACTTGAAGATTCGTTCCCTCTCCCAAGCTGTATATCCCATGGCTTCATTGATCTTGATCGAAAGCTGATTCATGCTTCTAAAGGTTTCCGGCTGCAGCAGCGGCTGATAGCTGCCAGTTCGATCGAAACTAATGCCGAACCGCCCTCCCTCGGGGTCTTCGATAACCAAGGCTCCGCCGTGAGGCGTCGGCAAGTGAATGACAATGGTATCGTCACGCGTCGCCTTGCGCGGCTCGCACCGAATGCCCTGTCGCTCGACAGTCGGGCGAGAGCCGCGAGGCCCCGGCCCATTGGCAGGCTCGGCGTGCGCGAACGTTGCGAGCGCCAGCATTGACACGATGACGGTGCTGACCTGCGCCCGGATTTTCGGACCACCGATAAGTTGAGAGACTGGCTCCCGATTCGGAGGGAGCAATGCGGAAAGGTCGTTTTGCGGAAGAGCAG